ATGTTTCATACACATAGAAAAGGAACTTCTCTTAATGAGATAGTTGGTTACACTCTCCCTAAGTTACATTCCGGAAAAACCTGGTACGTCGATTTCTTATGCTACGATCCTGTAGAGCAAAAAATGAGACGCAAAAAGTTTATGCTCGATTCAATCAAAAAAGTTTCTGATCGCAAAAAAAGAGCAAGCGAAATTATCGCTACGGTCTCATCACGACTGTCACAAGGCTGGAACCCCTGGGCTGACGTATCAAATAGCAGACAGTATTCTACGTTTGATTTCGTCATTCAAAGATATACGGACACCATTCATAAAATGGTGGAGCATGATACTATCAAACAAAAAACATGTTATGACTACCTTTCACGATTGAATATGCTTATTGAATATAATCAATCGCGAAAAAACAAAGTAATATATATGTATCAATTCGATCAATGCTTTGTCAGCGACTTTCTTGATTATATTTTACTTGATCGGGATTCTTCTGCTAGAACTCGAAACAATTATCGTTGTTGGTTATCTGCTTTCACGTCCTGGCTTATTGAGAAGAAATACATAGAAGTGAACCCGGTCGAAAATATTCATGCGCTTCCGGAACGCCAAAAGTTTCGCACGTCACTTCAAAATGTTGACTTGAAAAGATTACGTGATTATCTATCAGGCTCAAACAAATACTATTTACTTGCCTGTCAAATGGAATATTACACTTTCATCCGACCGAATGAATTGTCGAACATCCAACTAAAGGATATCCATTTAAAAGAACAAAAGATTTTTGTATCATCCACAATTTCAAAGAATAGACGCGACGGCATGGTCGGTCTGAATGACGAGCTATGCCGATTAATGATTGAGCTTGAGATATTCAGCCATCCTGATAATTTTTACTTATTTGGAGAAGACTTTCGTCCATCTGCCAACAAAGCAGACTCGCGAATATTTCGTGATACGTTTGTGAAAGTTAGAAAAGCATTGAAATTTCCACCCAATTATCAATTCTATTCATTAAAAGATTCTGGAATACGTGACCTGGCAAATGCAAAAGGTATAGTTATTGCTCGTGATCAGGCCAGACATACCGATATCGCAACAACAAATAAGTATTTAACGTCGGATGCATTATCTGTTCATGAAGAGACAAAACATTTCGAGGGGCTTTTATGAACCTGCTTCATAAAAGTACCCAGTCTTCTCTTTGTCGATGCCTTTGTCTGTGATCTTGTATTCTATCTTCTCACAAATATACGGTTTGTTATTGATGATGTAACGTTTCATAGGATCCAGCATTTTGCCCGTTACGATCTTATAAACGATCTCCGACTTGGTATTGATCGTATTCAATTTGCCATACACAAAACTATACATATTCGGACGGCTCGATATCTTATTCAACTCATAAGAAAAGCCACGGTGAACTTCACCGTTAACCAAATCATTCACCAGGATAAACGGCCAAGGAAAACTTTTCCCGACAACCACTTGATTACCGGATTTAATTGGTTGCCACACGCCGTCATTCATCGCCACCTCAAGCACGTCTTTCGTATCGGTTGATGTTGTATTCTCTATTTCTTCTTGCAATGTACCTGTTGAACTTACTGTCGTAGATGACGCAGGCGATAAATAAGGAACATCAAAAGCAACGCTCTCGGACATGGAAGCATAACTAAAGTATGCCGTGCCCTTGGCAATCTCACACGGAACAATTTTAAGCTCAATATCACTGCTATCATTCTCAGAGTCGCGTATCAACCTACGATATTGATTACATTCGGCCAGACTATGGGTGCTATTCTCCACTTTATCATAATATTGAATACCATCTGCCTCATATACGTGTTTACCCTTATCATCATCGGATAAAGATTTATAATACGTGCTCAACTCATCATACGTCGGCTTCACCACTTTGTCAAACTTCTTGAGAACGTCTTCATCTATCTGCATATATTTATCTACAGAATTGAATGAATACTTTATGTTGCTATCTGTAATATCCTTAGTTTCATCGGCATCACTTGTGACGGTATACTCATCTTCAACACTATTGATGTATTCATCATTGTCCTCTTTGTAATAGCTGTCACGGTTTATGATCTCTGCATTTCTAGTAATGTCATTCAGACGAAAAACTACTCCAAAGTGCCGTTCAATCTGTGTCATGTATTCACTAATAGTCCAATGTGGCAGCACTTGAGAGAAGTCGGTTATAATTTTATCATTCGCAATGAATTCGTTTGCCATCACAGTAGATTCAATATCATTACGTACAACTCTATACCCTAATACCTCTAATATTTTGCGAAGTATATAACACATGTATGGTTGAGGAGCAATATTATACCCAGGGAATACAGGCCATTGATTGCCAACGTGTATAAAAATCTGTGTCATGAACTCCGGTCTATAATGACCACCACCGACCAAATTATATTCAATGCCTATATTATTATATGGGTAATCTTCATCACTACGCTTCACCGGCATGAAAATATAGTTTGTTTCTGCATACGTACCGATCAGGAACTTACGGTTATTTTCATCATTTAACGAACACTCATACTCAATTATTTCTTTCGAGCTTTTGAACGCAGTTCCATCGGGCTTCGTTATATATCCCAGCGTTAATTCATCGATATAGACCTTTTCATATTTACTTAAGAAGTTCATCTCCGCATTGCCGGCAAGTATTTGCAACTTAATGCCGTTCTCTGTGACAGAGGTGAGTGTAGCCGTGCCATCAATCACCGTATGATTATCTGAAATGATTCTCGCCTTATATGTCACAATCAGTTTCTCCACATCCTGACGATGCAAACATCCAAAAATACGAATGTTATTCGTGCTGCCCTTTAGCGGAACTTCAACATCATAAGTGTACTTGCTCGACTTTGTAAAGTAAGGATTCTCATCCAATAGCTTAATGCTCGTATTATTAGGTAGTTCTACGAGCCGGTTGTTTATATACAATTCTGTCATCTCTCTTTATTTGATTGTAATTTCTTGTAATGTGTATATTTTTTATCAAGCCCCTGCTCTCCGTCCATAACCACATACGATTGTATGCCTGTTTCAAGTAAGGATGACAAACGGCTGATTATAGCAGACTGCTTATCCAACGACGCGGACATAACCGCAATTCCTGCAACTGCGTTATTGTCCGAAGATGATGACGGATCATCTGCAGACGAACCACGACTAATGGCATGGATAACATCATTTGCAGTCAATGTTCCGATGGTGTTATTACGTTGGGCGCGATCAATCAACTGCAGTACCGGAAGCACATTCGGATTATTCACCGCCTGGTGATTGGCCACAAACTCACCTTCATGCACGGATCCGGCAACTTTATGATAATTATTGCCATCGGTAAAACCTCCGGAATAATATCCTTCGTCCTGTGCTGCTGCCTGTTTTTTGATAGTGGCAACCTGTAACATGCCTGAAGCGGTTGCAATGCCGGCAAAAATGCCTGCAACAACAGGACCATATTTACTACCTGCAGCATACGCATTTAATGCTGCGACGGCTGTTTCAGCTAAAGCTTGAGCTATTTGTATTTGAGTTGTTCGCTTATTATATTTAGATTTAATCTTCGCCACTTCTTTCTCTTTTTTCTCCTCAAGTGCTTTACCTTTTGTAGTACTTTCTCCTGCTGCCTTAATCTGTTTGCTATAATTTTTCTCAACCTTAGCCACCTCTACATCACGGCAAGCGTTATTATATTCACTAACCACAGATGTAATTCCCTGAAGAGTCTGAGCCGCAGTCTGTGCTTTTTCAGCCAATGCATCATAATATTGACTATCTATATCTGCTTTTTCTTCAGTAGCCTTTTGGTGAGTGATTATTCCCTGTGACTCTTGATCTTTAATTTTACCCATAGCCGTAGCATGAATTTTAGCATCATTAAGGAAAAGGTTATCAAGCAATCCTTTTTTTTGCGGTGTTTCGGCAGCAGAGTCATTGAGGAGATCTTGAGCATCGTCTCTAGTAGATTGTTTAACAGATTTATCACCAAATGCAAAATCTTTGTGATCAATATCTTTAGCATATTTTCTTTGAATAGCCTTACGAAGTTGTTGATAGACCTCTTCACTAAGCAATTTACGCTTATATGCTTCATCAATCACTTTAAGCTCCTCGTCCATGACTTCTGTGTCAGACATCTTAGCATAATGTTTCTTTATCTCTGAAAGCTTGGTATCAAATTCTTTCTCTTTCTGAAGTTTATCGTTATATAACCACTCATCCATTTGTTTTTGATAATCCTCATACTCCTTGCTACCTTTGGCATATACATCGCGTTTTTTCTGCAAGGTGTCATATTCGAGTTGATGAATGTCTTCTTCAAATGCCTTTTGGTCGGTTTCTTTTTCTATCAGCATTTGAAGATACGAATCACGTGTTTTCTTAGCTTCCTGGTCTACATCTTCAACAGACTTAGCATGCGCCTTATCCTCTATTTCTTTTTTCTTATTCGCCTTCTCAAGCAATAAGGCATTATACTCTTTAGAATCTGTTTTATAGACTCCCATTTTTTTATCAAGCATCTCAAGGTCCAGCTCATTAATCTGATCATCAAACTTTTGCTTATCAATTTGTCCAGACGCATAAAAAGAGGTTTGAACAGCCTTTAGTTTATCATACTTAGCTTCGATCTGATCAATGGCTTTTTTCTCACGCTCACGCTCTAATGTTTCAGCAGACTTGCCTTTTTTCTTTTTCGTTTTTGTCTGAGAAGTGTAATTTGTTTCACCATTACCTTTTTCATTCTGACGAGAAGATGCTTTATTCTGCTCTCTACGCTGTTGCGCCATGAGTGATACAATCTTATCATTTGCTTTATTAGCTTCATCCAAAGCACCCTTTGCTCTATCAAAAGCCATTTTTGAAGCCTGATATCCTGCATACCATTCTTTGCCCTTAATAGTGCTGACATCGTTTAGTTCTTGATTATACTTATCCATAACACCTTTGAGATAATTGTAATCCTGTTGTGCCGATAATTTTTGCATTCCGATCTTTATACCAAGTTGCCTAGTAACTGCAGATGTTGCATCTGCCAAATTATAATTCTTTGCCGTTTCAATATCAAGATTTTTAAAATAATTAGGCATTACCTTTTGAAGAATATTAATTGCATTCTTGCGCTCTGTAATGCTTTTCTTTGCATCTTGAGCAATAGGCAAATACTTCTTTAACACTGAGTTCAAATTGTTATAATGCTCTTCAGACTTTTTTAGTTTGTTATTCATCTCTTCGGCACCTGTCGCCACATTCCGCGCCGATCCGGTTAATTTTATATTAGCATAAGCGGCTGCAGTTGTGAGTGCAATTAATATTGCGAATGGATTAGCTGATATCGTTGCATACAATAATTTATAACCGCGATTCAACAACATAGCAGCAACCCACTCTTTTATCTCCCACAGTTCAACCAGCTTAGCCCACATGACTTGTGATTTTTTTACTAGCAAATATGTAGATAGAGCTATTGTAACACCCGAAATAGCTACAATATGTTTGGTAATAAAGCCTATTGTCGTGTTCATTATACTAATAACCAATGAAGTTGTATGTAGCAAACTGGTCATTATCGGCTGTAGCTTCTCACCTAATTCAATTGATAAATCTTTAACTCTCTTTCCAGCCTTCTCGAATCCTGCCTGCACAGTATTGTTTTCTGTGTTAAACTCGGTAATAACACTTGTGCCCTCTTGATATGCCTTGTTAGTAATTAATTGTTGCTTGCGAACATCTGAAATCTTATTGGCTAATGTCGATAACACACCACTTGCACGAACTCCATCAAGCCCCATATCCTTAAACGCAGGTGCCAGGTTATTCAAATTACCGTATTTCTTCAATGACTCGAAGAACGTTATAAGAGCTTTATTCGCATCGGTTTTAAGAAGTTCAGTAAAGTTTTTCACATCAAGCCCAGCTATCTTAGCAAACTTCTGAGGCTGTTGATACAACTTTAATAATAATTGCTCAAGCGCAGAACCTGCAACCTCTTCTTCAATCATATTTTTGTTCAGTACTCCCGCAAAACCCAGGACATCAGCTTGAGTCATATTAGCCTGCTTAGCCACACCTGCCAAACGAGCGGTAAAACCAACCAAGTAATTAGCATCTGCACCCACCTCTTGAGACAGTTCATTGACTGCCGAACCGGTTGCCAACATTGCCCCTCGCAAACCTTTTGTTTTATCCTCGCCAAACATCATGGCCATACGACCGATATTCTTAACCGCATCAGGGCCGAGATCTTCACCCAAGGCTACATTTATCTTATCTGCTGCATCGACGAACTCTTCAGCTCCTTGTTTGGTTGTAATGCCCAAACGCCCGGCATCACCAGCCAAAGCATTTAATTGTTCACGTGGAGTACGTGTATCCATTTTCTTGAGATCTACATTCAAGTCTTTGACCTGATCTTTGGTCATATTAGTGTACTTCATAACTCCGGTCATGGCTTCATCCATCTCGGCAAAGTTGTCGACACATTTCTTCGCCGTATAGGCAATACCTGTAAAGCCTGCAATGGCTCCGGCAGCTGCTGCCGAATATCGGTTAAAACCATCGGCGACCTTTGTGAAGAAATTACCTCCGTTACCGGAAGTTTTTAACTCATTATTGACGGATTGTAATTCAGCCTTACACCTCTTCAACTTAGAAGTGTATTCGTCCCACTCTTTGGAACCTCTTTCAATGCGTCCGCTATTCAGCTCCGTGTTGATGGCTTTAATTGCTTTTTGAATTTCCCTTGGTTTTGATGTAGAAAGACGCGACATCACATCGTTGACATTCACCGCATTACGTTGCATCAACCTAATCTCATTATTCACTTGATTAAGTTGCTTCAGCATGTTATTGTATGAAATGGTATCGCCTGCCGTCTTGGCCTTTATCATTTCATCACAATACTTTGCTGCTTCTGTTCGAAGTTCTTTTAATTTATCTACAGCCTGGGAGTTGTTCATAGTTGTAACAACTTCCGTTTTTTGTATATTAGCCATGACCGATTAATTTTGGTTATGGCCAAAAGTAGGATGTGTCCTTTTGAGGTAAAAAGACAAAAGCGCAGTATCTCACGACACCACGCTCTCAAAAATGTAACAAAATGTACGTTTAAATAAGTTTATCTACGTTTGAGCACCCATCGAGGGCGTCCATCTATACATATCGATATCAAATATCTCTGGTTTTGCATCATTGTAGCAATCTCCTCAAGTTCTATTGTCGCCATATCAGACAAATCATCTTGTATCTCTGCAGAAGATTTCATAATACAATGAGGTGTGTTAACTTCACCAGGCTCATAGGGTGTCAAATAACTAAGTATCAGTTCCCGATGTAATGGATCTATATCATTCGTGTTCATTGCAAACCTCCTTTCTGAAACTATTCACCTGACGTTTAAACTCAAGAATACCGGCAACGAGATTTAATCTCTCTTTATCATCCATGCCCATATCCGGATTTGCTAAATTATAAGCTACCGAATCTAATGTTTCATTTACGAGGTCAATACCTTCGTTGCTATCACTCTGCCAATCATTCAATAAGCCTATTGAATTCTCATTTAATTCAATACCCTCTATCTGTATTTTACTCATGGTATCTAGTTTTATACGTTAATCAATTAGTCCTTTAATTGGGTGCATTTTAAGGATGGCCAAGCTCATTGCAGCATAAGCCAATGAAGCACCGGCTAGCAACAAAGAATACTCTACAAGCATCATTGTCAGCAATAATGATACGATTAAATTGGAATATACGATAACATGTAAAACTTTGATTTTTGCGCCTAAGATGTTAGACACTGAACTTACCTCTTGATTGAGGATTTTAGATAATTGCGACGGTATAACCTCGTTATTGGTCGCTGAAATTAATTTTGTTCTCATAATCTACGATGTTTGACATTGTGGCAAAAAAGATGGCGGTCACCACATCCCGTCGTCAAACACCGTAGATTACATCTCCGAAGAGTATAAAATACTAGGATAGGCAGCCGCCAATATTTTAAATTGAGCATAAAAAAAAGCCCAATTACTTTTGAGCTGATAACCGCGCTCCACGGAGATAGTAACGCTATCTACGGTATTTGACTCTGCAAATGTGAGAACTATTTTTGAATTAGCAAAATATTTTGGGGAGAATATTTTATTCTAAGCTAGTGGAAGCCCAGACTCTTCACATTCGCATTCAATTTTTTCATGCTTTAATGCCTCTTTAAAAACATTAAAACCTCTTGCTTTAGGTCCAAATATTACCTTTTCCAAACACTCATCTGTCATTTTCCTATATTCAACATGCATTTGAGAATATTCATCAGTGAACTTTATTTCTCTTTTATTCTCACTCTTTCTTGCATCTGCATCAACATCTTTTACACAAATAATTCTACACTCTTGCTCTTCTTTGAAAGCCGCATCTTTTACTAAAAAACGTATTGGTAATAGTAAATTACGAATAATCTCGTTTTTAAGACCTTTCTTATTTATTTCAGATTTTATTTTTTGCAATAGTCTTTGTATATCATCTTTAAAACCACTTATTTCATCTATTTGGTCTCTTATTAATTTAAAATCTTTAATTATTCCATTCAAGTTTTTTTTATCTATACTCTTACATATCTTTTCGATTTTTTTTTGAAGATTTACATTTTGTATCTTTAATTTTTTTAGATAATCCGTACTATCCTTTCCTGATACATCGATAGACATTTTGTTGCCATTAAGAACAAGATAAATACATCTAAATAAAGGATACCTTACATTCTCTTTTTCGCTTTCTACCACACTTTCATCTTTTGAGTAATATGCTGGCCAAGCAATGTTACCATATATACTTGGAGAAGCAAAAAAATCATTATTCAGCACAAGACTAATACCCGTACCTTCTTCTAGATTCTCTTTCCCATACAACCTATATTGATTTAAATTATTACTGTTAAAAGTAAAACATCCAATAAACGCTTGTAGATCTTTCTGTTCTTCATATATTTGTTCACTTATTCCGAGACTTTCAAACAAAGTTTTTCCTTCTTTAGAATCATTAGTTGTTATAATAGGCGAAAGCCAGAATTTCGACTTCTCAATAATTAATTTTGTTGCCGTATTTTTTCTAGTATAATGCGCATATTCTTGACTATTATTTTGTTCTATAATGAGTTTACGGAATATTTTCCACATATATACATAGATGTTTCTATATCTCTTTTCATTATTCCTTCCTTCTGATCCTATAATTTTATAAAACTCACAAGCTTCATTATTTTTAAAGAATAGACACAACATATTTTCTATTTGGTCATCTCTAAATAATGGTAAAATTTCAATAAACTCTTTATTTTCTTTAATAAATATTTTGATACATTCTTCATAGTCCTCATCTGCTTTACTAATATTTTCTTTTTGACTGTAAATATTACCTCTAAAATAATAGGCTACAGCAAAGTCCCGTTTTAATATTATCGCTTCGTCATAATCTTCAAGCGCTCCATCAAATTTCCCCAATTGACCTTTTATATTTGCTCTGTAATAATAAGCATCAGCAAAGCCCGGTTTTAATATTATCACTTCGTCATAATCTTGAAGCGCTTCAGAAAATTTTCTCAATAGACTTTTTACATTTGCTCTGAAATAATAAGCATCAACCAAATGTTGAGTTTTAAAATTTATCGCTTTATCATAATCTTGGAGTGCTTCGGGAAATTGTTTCATTTGACCTTTTGTATTTGCTCTAAAAAAATAAGCATCAGCAAAATCCGGTTTTAATCTTATCGCTTCGTCATGATCTTGAAGTGCTTCGGAAAATTTCCCCAATTGACTTTTTGTATTTGCTCTAAAGCAATAGGCTTTAGTATAGCCCGGTTTTAATCTTATCGCTTCGTCATAATCTTCAAGCGCTTCAGGAAATTTACCCAATCTACCTTTTATATTTGCTCTGAAATAATAAGCATCAGTATAGTCCGGTTTTAAACTTATCGCTTCGTCATAATCTTCAAGCGCTTCAGGAAATTTACCCAATTGACTTTCTGTATTCGCTCTGTAATAATAAGCATCTGCAAAGTCCGGTTTTAATTTTATCGTCTTATCATAATCTTCAAGTGATTCAGAAAATCTTCCCAATTGTCCTTTTGCAGTCGCTCTAGAATAATATGCATCAGCAAAGCCTGGCTCTAATCTTATCGCTTCGTCATAATCTTCAAGCGATTCAAGAAATTTACCTAATTGACCTTTTGCATTTGCTTTAAAATAATAAGCTTTTGCCAAATATTGAGTTTTAAGATCTATCGCTTTATCATAATCTTGAAGCGCTTCAGGGAATTTTCTCAATTGACTATTTGTATTCGCCCTGAAATAATAAGCATCAGCAAAGTCCGATTTTAATCTTATCGCTTCATCATAATCTTCAAGTGCTTCGGAAAATTTTCTCAACTGACCTTTTGTATTTGCTCTGAGATAATATAGCTCCGCATTCTTTCTATTATCGTTGATTTGATGCGTTAACTTTTCAATCTCTTTATTTATTTCAAAATCGTTATCCATAATAATATAATTTTTAAATGAACATACTTTAAATCAATCAAGTCCTTTTTGATAATTACGAATGAGATTATTCCTCACAATATTTGCCTTCTGCATTGCAGAATCTCCCTCAAAAACGAAAGTTGTTTGATTGCTGAATTTACCTAAAGACCAGTCAATAACAACAAAGGACATTTCATCTACTTTCTTCTTTCTCCATGCCAAAGAAAAGATCCCAACTAAAAGTAATCGCCCAAGAGTCACTTCACGATGAATTTGTGACGCATCTTTGATTTCCACGTTATTAATGCTTGTGATAGCAATACGAGCGACCTCTTTATAATTTCCAAAGCCTGCGGATCTATAAGAATAGAGAATAATATCTCCATCTTCAATTTTATACTTTACATCCTGGATGAAATCATCAATATATGGATGCCCACCTACGTAATTCCCTATAGGCTTTAGATTCTTATAAATTCTTTTTTCTTTCGGTAACTCTACAGGGGCATCTTCTGCAAGATAAATTTTTCCTGTACTCTTAAAATATGATGAAGCAATTATGATTAAAACTAAGAAAAAAGCAAGAGCAATGACTAGTGAAATAAATATTCCCATAATTATTATTTATAACATTCAACAATATATTTATCAGTTATGTGCATTATTTCTCAATGATTCCACGTTAATCCGCCAATGTCAAAAGAAAAGGTTTGATCACCTTCCTGATAAAATGAACATTGTATCTTACAGGTCTTAGATTTCTTCAAATTCTTCAAGAATAATCTCCAATTATCTACAAATAGTACATCTGCAGATCCATCTGAAGATGTTGAGCAAGAAAATCTTTTTATAGCTCCTTTGTCGAATCTTGCTAAAATACTTTCGCCATCTATATCACTATTGAATTGTCCTTTGCTAATCTTAATATAAACATCATGCCCATATTTAGGACTTTTACGAATACTAATAAATAAATTACTCCCTCCATCATAAGGGAAACTAAACTCTACCATGTTCTTTGATGTACAACTTGCATAGTAACTTTTCTTTCCAGACATTTCATCTTCATCGCTGGTATACTCCCAATTATTAGAAACGTTTCCTTTTGACGATGCGTTTGATGCATTAGATCCTCCTGCAGCTTCTACCGCCGCAGCTTCTGCAGCTAACGCGGCAGTAGAATCAGAAACACGAATAGAATCGGCTGTACTAGCGGCATCATTTCTGGCTTTATTGCTACTACAGGATGTGAAGCCTATAAAAAGTAAAAGATAAATAATTTTTTTCATATACATTTTAATAGATGATTATCTGCACATAATCTTCTTGCTAAATTAAACATATGTGTGCAGCCATATTTTAATTACCACAAAAATAGTAAAAATATAATAAAAATAATAAGATTATTTTAAGTAAAGAAATAATCCTATTATGGTTTTGTATTCTATTTTAACATCATATCCTATCATTTTCAAATAAATTCAACAAATCATTCTTACTTAACAACAAGTTGAAAATTATTTTCATTATGCCACAAAGTCGAAACATTTCGTGACTGCCATTAGTAAATCTATCAAGTTCTTTCCTTGTAATCACACATCTAGTCCTACTATTTTTTTGAATTTAGGATTTTCTCTATATTTTTTAAATGCTGGCCAATCTCTAACAGAATATTTTAATAAAGCATCCTTATATATAGCGTTTTGTATATGAATAAAAGCATTGTTCTCGTCACCAATAAGAGAATATGCAGCCCCAAGAACACTATCTATATATGTTCCTTTATCTATTATCTTACTCTTTATCTTATTCTTATCAATTCGCTTGTTATACATTTCATCTGCAATGAAATAATTAATCATAATTTCAGGTAAACAAGTAATTGGGTTATCATAATATTTTTTTATCTGCTTAAAAATCGAAGAATCATTTAGTTGAATTTTTGCATATGAATAAGAAATAAATGACACAAAATCGACAGGATTTGATTCCGCCCAATACTTATCAAGAGTTTTTACAAGCTCATCATACATTCCAAAATCTAAATAATACGAAACAATAAGATCAAAATCTAAGTCACCAAATTTATCAACAAGTTCTTTTGCTTTATCCTTCTGTTTCGTTATAGAATATAAACGTATTAAATAACCATATACCATTCCATTATCAATCTTTTCTAATATCTCTATAGCTTCATGAATTTTGTTATTTAATTCCGCTAATATTGTTGCCTTTTCTATTAAATAGTCAGACGATGGTATAAAGCATTTTTCATAATCTTCCATATAACTATCCAAATCTGTTTTTTTACTTTCACCTTTTAAATACTTCAAAAGAAGTATCAAAACAGATTCAACCCTACTAGAACTATCTGATTTCTTTGCAAAATCATATCCATCCTTCAATTGATTTTCTATGTCAAAATGCAATATCTTATAATTACTAGAACACACTTTTAAATAATTTGGATGATACTTATCCTGTTTCTCATAGATAGGCAATAATTCTTTTATCCCAGAGATTAATTTGTCTTTATCATTCTTATATATCATGCCATAAAAATCACATAATTTCACCCAAGCATCATTAGATATGCTACCATTTAATTCTATACTTTTATTGAAGTAACTTACCACTTTATCTATCTGAATTTCACTTTTATCTGCTACTGATTTATATATATCACTATATATCAAAGCCTTTCTAAGATACAGAAAATAATCATTGGGATATATACTCATTATTTTATCGATATATGATAACTTTATATCTATTTTATTAAAAGTATTAATAGCATTTATATAATATTTTTCAGAATATGGATCAATTCTAATAAGTTCATCTAATGTATTTTTATAATCATCATAATTATATTTACTAGATTTGATCAAATCCAACTTCATCTGTAATAAATATATTTTATATCGAGAATCCATTATATTCTTCTGCAAACTCAATTCAATTTTATTTTTCACTGCGACGATATCATCCTCTACAAACGAAATCCTTACATCGGTTATTCCCTCTTTTTCAGCATCACTTAAATCAGGATAGCCATTTTTCCTTTTAGCCCTATCAGATCCTTTTCTATTTTCATTTTTTTCTGTACCAAAATCTGTCTGTCTAAGGAAATTCTCAAACATATTCTTCTTTAATTGTTTTTGTAACTTTTGACAATCTTCTTGTATAATTTTTGACTTATATTGTCGAACCACTTCATTTGAGGTTAAACTCTTAATTAATTTTTGCTGATTTTCACTACTCAACATTGCATTATCAATAGGTAACGCTCCTTCATTTAGCTCTTTATTAAGCTCTGCCATTAGTTCATCAAATCCATCTATTTTAACAAAATAAACCCGATCTTTCCACAGAAGTCTCTTTAATTCATCTGAAATTGCCGCATCATCTTTGATACACCAATAAATTCCACTCCTAAAATAATCCTCTTTCTTTAACAATGAAACCAAAATATCCATTATTGATCTATCGTTACCAGCATATCCGACTACTATCAATCCATAATCTTTTGCAAATTCTATAAATTTATTTTTCATATTTGCTTGTAAAGATTCGGTTTCTCTTGAAGTACTTTTTATATCTTCAAATAAATAATCTCCATGAAGTTTTATTATTTTAGGCCGCTTAGATGTAACTGTAACACTTGATATCGCGGAGTCATGGGCACAAACTAATGGTCTTTTATCTACATTCGAGAATCTGTAAAATGCTTCATTCAATAAATCATCAAAATTAGTAGTGAAAATAGTATTAAAAAATTTTCCTTCTATTAATTTCACCAAATATGCATAACCTATAGATGGAATTGCTTTAGATACTTCACTTTCTACAAATGCTCGTCTTTGACTCTGTAAATCGAATCTCTTTTCAAAAAGAGTGGAATATGCATTCTTATCGTCATACCAGTCATTCTCTTCTTTTTTCAGGAAAGAATCAATATCCATACCTTCTCTATATTTCCCAGATTCTTCTAATACTTTTTTTTTCCATTCCTTTATTAAAGATTCTCCACTTCTAACGCCTGAAGTTATCGAACATCCTGAACCTATCAATAAAGAATATTTAGAAGCATCATCCGGTCTTAGTTTCAGGAATCTAACTAAATCTGCTATTGTTTTTTCCTTATGCTTTAAATCATTTTCCATAATATGAGTGTTTTTATTTGCAAATAAAACACTTTTTCCCAAATTATTGAATAATTTCACTATAAATTTTATCACAAATATTATACTTAATGTAATAACTTTTATAGCACAATTGATTTAAGTAATGGTATAATCTTCTTAGAGTAAAACAACGAGATGCTTGGGAATAGACTAATAGAACGACTAAAACAAGAAATATGGCGATACACTTTTTAATTACAATAAAGCTGAATTAACAATACAAAGATAGATAATTTTACTACAACAAAATATTTTATTACTTTTGTAATGCCTAATTAAAACAAAAAAAATAGCTATTCGCATGGTGCAATCCGTTAGAATCGGATTAAGGTATTTGTACCTTTGGGCGCGCCATGCGAATAGCTGTTTATATAAATAGTTTCGTTAGTTTCTTTACAAGATCCAATAAATTCAATCGATACCTAACAAAAAGAAATACAATAACAATAAACGATACAAGCAATAAAATGTTCCTTATCAAATGGTCCACTTCTTTTACAGACGAAATTATCTTTTGAGAATCATTCTTCTTATCAACTGTCTTTTGTTTCTCGACCTGTTTCGTATTTTGCACTTTAGTAGAAGTTAAGACTTGCTCTTTCTTACCTTTAGAACCAGAATGTTTCTTTGCGTTGACATCGGTAACAGATAGTATAGGACAATTGCCAACACTGTCCTTTTTACTAGTATCATACACAACTTGATGAATGGTTGTCTCTTCATTACTATATGTAGTATCTGAAGAAACGAAGGTATTTGAATGTGTAGTACTATCCTTTAATGAAAGATGTGTTTCTGTTTGAGACACAGATGTTTCCTTAGTTACCGATTCTTTGCTCCTGCAAGAGCAAAGGAAGGTAGCAGCCATTAAGACTGCTACCAATATGATTCTTATTTTTGTTGCCATCTCATTGCCTCCCAATCACGACGTTTAACCAATCCCGGCAATACTTTGTCACCGGCATGTACCCAGCGAACAAATTCACTAGGTATTGTTTTGTCATTTATATTAATCCGGATTTTCCTTAACAGTGTACTATTGCCTAATGCCCCTATACCCAAATTAAAAGCAAAATCACACAACGCATCGAATTGACCTTGCGTAAAGGATATCTTCAAACTATTGAGATAGGTTTCAACTTTTAGTAAGTCACCTTTACACAGTACTTCTGCCTGGTGTAAAGTGACCGTCTGCCCTTTTTTCACTCCTGCCGTATGACCTATACCAATAGTCCACACACCGACGGCATCTTGATAGGCTACAAGCTCACAGCCCTCAAACACTTTTAACTTATTGATCAGTAGTTGACTTGCTTTCATTTGTCTTGTCTTTTATAATGTCAAATATCCTTTGTGCTTTGTCATCACCGTAAGCAGTGGCGATTGTCTGCATTAATGCTATGGGATCATGATTGTTCGTTTGCCCTTTGCTTAGATTCTCTCGAATTGATATCACCTCTATTATGGTTTCAGCTACTGCACATAAAATGCATAACACCGGAAAATCAATGAAGAAACTTAAGCAACAGTCAATCAAGAACAGAAGAAAGAAATACATGAGATAGTCTCTGTCTTTAGAGATTGTCTGCCGTAATCCAAACGATGTTGTTTTGAAAATACCTAAACGTTTGCTTGCATTAATGCCAGTCTTAAGGTCAATGACACTAGCAATATTTGGAATAATAGCCAATATGGCTGCAACTAACAACCATATTGCCATTTTGTGATAATCCCCAGAAAAGAGGTAGGAAATAAAAAGTAAATTCATAATGTCGTGTTTTATAATGTGTTTGTGTTGTTGATTACTTCGTTGTGTTGTCTGCTCCTGGACTTGCACTTTCTGTTGCCCCGGCTACACCTAAGATGTCTTTTAGAATTGCCTGAAAATCTATAAAGTACTGCGCTAAATTGTTTGTGTAAATAAGATTCTCAATGCGAACATTCCCATAATTGAGAATAATATTTCCAACATTTACTTTAGCATCTCCTATTTTATCTGAGATCGTACTTTTCAAGTACGTTAGCTGTGGCTTGCTTGAGTCCGTTGAATCAACAGTATACTCTAAAGCATAATCAATGCCATTAAGTGTTACATTTGCATCCTTGTTGTTTGTCTCTTTTGTGATGTTTAAATCCATAATGTTTATATTTTAAATTGTTAATAATAAATCCTTTATACCCAATCAGCTGTGCTGATCACTTGAAAATAGAAAGGTCCAGTGTTGGACGTAGAGTCGTCACCGGTATACACCTCAAAATAAGTAGACTGTCTGTTATATACTGAAGCATATCTTCCTGCTCCTGATATATGAGAATAGTTACCCAGCAAAACAAGATATTCGCTTACCGGAGTGCTTGGTATGGTTACCCTATAATAGCCGTCTCCTGTCTTAACCGATGAGACTGCACCACCATCAAAGCTTTTATGTTTATACATACTACCATCATCATTCACATATCCCTCGTACATAACTAGGTGCTGATAGCCGTACTTATGAGCGGTATACACATTTCTACGATTCAGCACGATCCATCCAAAAAATTGTGTCTCAGTTCCATATCCTAAGAGTTCAACGATTTCACGTGATATCGTAATTTGTGATTTGGCAATACCATCTTCATAAAAAGGGGAGCCGTCACTTGCCTTAATGGTATAAATGCCATCAATATAGTTGCCATTAGGGTACCTTACAGACGAAACAGTAACTCGTTTGCCTACTTTATCCAAGGAACTAGTTATAGTCATATTTGTGCCTTGTAGGGCTATGTTATTGGTTAATGTATATCCACCTGCTGGCACATTATTTCCATCTACCCATAAAAACGGACTTCTTATAGAGCCTGATATTTGTACATTCTTTAATGTGGCATTTTCAACATTAAGATTTTTGAATGTTGCATTATTTGCATCAATGGTTTGTGCATTGATGCCATTTGCTACAATCGTCTTCACATCAAGGTATGCCATATTCATATAAGCACCGGCAATGATTCCTTCATTCCTCATTGCATCGAGTGCTTTATCGGTAAACGCCAAACCCCTTAATCTACCGTTAAGTGTATCTAAATTGCTTTGAGCTGCACCAGCCTTATCATTTGCTGTATTGGCTGTACCTTGTGCATTATTAGCTGCATTCGCAGCATTGATAATACGGTTTTGTGAATCACCGTCTAGTGAATTGAATGTGACTATTCCGGCAAGTCCTATCACTTTACCAAATAAAGAAAGCCCTCCGGCCTGTACCGTTAATCCTGCCTGCAATTCTGCTTTTGTTGGAGTATCATCTACATCCGTCACATCAAATACAGTAGCATAAGCCACATACCATGTTACAGGTGCTGAACCATCTAAATAAAAGAAATTTGTACTACTAAAATCGCCAGACGAACCACATGTAACTTGACATATGTATTCTTTCCAAGTACCTGTTCCGACTTGTGAAGTAAGCCATTTGCAACTGCCGTTGATTCCTGTTGAGTTTGAAGCCCATTGCATCGAATGTCCTGCCGGGATATTAGCTATAATTCTTGTGATGAAAATAGCATTTGCACGACATTGATTAGCAAAGTAGAAACCACCAAGCCCCGGTGAAGCGTAGCCATTTGTGGAAATGCTCAAGCAGTAACCGCTATTATTAGGGTTACCGCTTATTCCTGATACTCTACTAATAGACACAGCCCCGTTACCCTGGTTATTATATATACTTGTGTTATTCGTTCCTGATGCAAAAGTTGGGTCACGATATAACATTTTACCTTTCATATAAGATGCTATGTTTGCTGTCTGTTCTGCTACGACTAGATTTATTGCGGTTGGAGTAAGCTTCTCCTCTGCTGTATTCACTCGGTTATTCAGTGTATCAACCTTTCCAACGGTTTCAGTAATAGAATCCGACTGAACCTTTATTTGTGCATCTGCGTATTGCTTTGCACCTGCTAGAGCAGAATTAGCATAACCTTGAGCATCTTTTTTAGCTTGATCCGCAGCATTATCGGCATAGTCCAAAACAGATCCACCGGTTGAAAGATTAAACGAACCTGTGAACTTATTGCCTGAAGGGGATATCACTGTTTGATCTTTCCCGGACAAAGAATAAGAGCTAATACTTTTGTATTGAATGAATGCCGGTGCATTCTCGCCTGTAACAACGAACATCATTGCATTCTGCCGTGATGCATCTGTGCGGTTACCTAATTGTACCAAGGCATCACCAGCAGCCGGCACATCTGAATTCGTGTCACAATCGGTTTTGCTCAACTCAATGTAATCATCTCCGACGGCTGTAACTAATCGCCAATAGTACTTGTTTGAAACATCTGTATATTTGCCTGCTTTGATATTGAACGTTTGACAACGTGCCTGGTCACCTACAACAAAATCATTTGTTGTGGCTGTTGTACCATCATCTGCTAGGAAGTAACATTTGTATGTAGTGTCTGTTTCCTCGACCTTACCAATCTTACAGCCTGCTGCAGACAATAACAAGTTATCACCCACATAACTTAATTTGCGAATCTCCAATGATGTAAAAACAGCTTTCATGCGTACTAGAAGTTCATCTACCTCAAGTACGGACTTGCCGTCTTTATTGGATAAAGAATAGCCGGCACCTAATTGTCCAGAAGTGAAATCTTTTGATTTTATATATGGTGTGATAATACCCGCAAGAAATTTTATCAGGAAGGATGTTTCATCTTCCTGATCTTTTCTCAAAAATGTTTTAGCAAGCTCCTCTACGCTTGTATTTTTAATCATGGCAATAAGAAGAGAGCCAAGGCGATCCGCCGTATTAGCTCCAACCTTACGCTCTTCTTTTATCTGAGTAGCAAACTCTACCAATGTATCTTTAGTATCTGCCATAAAATTTATTTTGATGCGAAAATAGAAGTAAGTATGCCGGGATAAAAAGACAGGCTAACGTAACTTGCTGTTCAAGTCATTAAAAGCATTACTCATAATGCCGGCAAATGCCTGGCCGTACATCTGTGCCATCTCTTCTTTCATCACCATAATAGATGCATAATACTTCTTTGAAAACCATTTTCGTTCATGTCTATGTCCCGGTCCTGTCACTTTACCGGATTTCTGTCTATGTTTTGATTTGCGCTGTGTAGCATTCGGATCCAAGAAATCAAGATTACCGCCGTTATCACGTGAATAACCACGACCTACTCCGAGTTCTTGAAAAATACCGTACTCCAAAAACTTATGAGTTATCGTAAAAACCTCCATGTTATTTACAGAAGAAAAATTACCGGTGATATCCTGCAGTAACGTACCTGTATCTATTACATGAAGGCGTTCGATCTTCTCACGCCATATTGTAACCATCATATTAGTCCACTCCTGAATATACTTTTGTCGTTGTTCAGGAGTGGAATTATTCCAATCACTCGCTCCACTCATCTTTGTTATAAATTAGTTGTGTAGGTTCCTGAACGTCAACCATAAAGTATAAGCCGGTGCAACCTCCCATAAAGTACTTACCGATCTCACGGCTTGGGATGCGCTCCGTATTTAAATATATCAGCTCATTATTCAAATTTTCTTTGTCGATAATCAGCCTTGAATGGAACTGACGAAACAATTGCCGGCAAATACTTAATGCAGATTGACGGTCGGCCATATCATTCAGTTTATAGCGTTTGAGAAGAAATACCGTGAAAACACGGTGATTGAAGTAACCACCGTTAATTTGCTCAACAACAGAATCATTGGTATCATCTACACAACAAAATGCAGATTGCGTACGGATATTTGATACAACATCTTCAAGTGAATCAATGCCGCTACAACTACATGGATAAAACTTATTAGCCATTGCTAACTTGTTTCTAGCACATAAGCTTTTAAAATAAGCATGTGCATCAAATAGATTAATGCTGTCCATATTTCTCATTAAATTCTTTTGTTTCTCGTGCTTTAGCATTAAGCTCTGTGAGTGCACGCCAACAGTCCATATCAAAGACTTGTTTTTCTTTCGTTACATCTCCGCCTGTCAGTGCACGAATTTCAGAGTTCATAATCTCTAGCATATCCGGACGCTCCACGCCGTCATCATCGGTACACGGTTGAAAGAAAAACGGGAAATACCTAGAGAATAAAATCTTAACGGATTCATACCATTTAAATACAGACAGCAGCTCCACTTGAGAGGCATGCAACTTATCAGGATGATGACCTTTACCATCGCAATATAATATCTTGGCCATTGACAAAAGTTGATCATCTTTTTTCTCAATTAAAAAGCCTTGAAACAGATTCTCAAGCTGCAAATAATCAAAGAATGAAACTCCCTGTAACCTGGCATCGGCTGCAGTGCATTTATCCACATGCTCGATACGTACAGGAACGTCGGGGATTTGGTCAACAAAATTGATAATGCCTGAATAATACTGCATACGCCATGTGGGCATACGAAAACGTATCAGGCGACTATCTGCCAGCTTAGCACCACATATCCAACCGTCATTATAGGGTTTATATATGCGCAAGCCTAACAACCGTACGAGAATGTAGATCTTGGCACTCTCACCTTCATAATTGAGCATAGCATAATATACATAGCGAAGTTGCTGTTGCGTCAACTTCTCCCAGGCATCAGGAACAACAAAGTTCAGATTGCGATCAGAAAAAGTAGGTGGAGTCGTCTTTAGCATTTTGAAAGTGCTCATAGTGTTTAACTTTATATTCATTACTAGACATATATAATGGGAAAGCATCAAGATTGCTCTCTAAGAAATTCTCTATATCATCAAGTGCCACATCCTCGGAATTCAAATCTTTAGAAAGATGAAGTCCGACCACACGACGAATAGAATCGAGCAAGTCCAGCTCCACATCTTTTAAATCATCGTGACGTATGCCCTCAAGGAGATATTTGAATAAGTTTAACGAGATGCGTTTAACGACCTTATTTTCAGCAGCAAATATGGATGTTTTGCAATTGGCCAACTCAAGGCGCGTTGCATCTGCCATACCTGCATACGTGCTCAAATGATCTGCTTTATAGAATGTTGATGATATAAGAATATGAGCCAAAGCCGAATCATCCCAAGAAGCATTGCCACGTAAACCATCTATAATGCAGTCAAGAGCATTATTTGATAACTTGAGCACTTGCTTGCGGAGTTTATCAACGCGATCAGCAGATGCCGGTGACACATTATCATTATTCACTATGCCGAAGCCGTTATCCGTCAAAATAAGATCCAGCTCAGGAATCGCATTATAGAAAGAATATAGACAAATGAACCGTTCGGCTTCAATCGTCAAAGTCTCATTTAAATCTTCCACCTTAAGTCCGGAACCTAATATATTATGCTGCAGCCATGATTCCGCGACATCAATGTAATCGCCAAGCATGTCAAATATTGTAGACTGGGCATTCGTCGCTGCAGACACATAATGCTCAAATTTCTGTTGATCAATTGTCTTCATTTGTAGGATTGTTAGTTACTTTTTTAGCGTCTTTATTCTCATCAAGCGTTGTTAGCAAAATAATAGGGACATCTGGATAAACTTTATCCTGCCAATCATTAAAGTGAATGCACACATTGTGGGGTATGGCCATAAGATCATGAAAAGCTATCTCAAGGGATTGCTTCAGCGTAAAAAGCTCGCGTTTATCCGAACCGCTATTGTTTGATTGTGATTTACCAGGTGTGGCACCCACCAAATTAGGATGTATATTATCACCATAACAAGTCATGTTACTAGCTTCCTCGATATCGGACGAAAACTCACCTCCGGCTTTAGTCGTATCAATGGTATTGATGCGCACCATACGAACCTCTTTGCCATCTGGATTAACGTAATATCCCGTTATCCACATCTTACCGCTGTTCTCTATTCCGGAAAGAAACTCTTGTATGTTTTTCTTTTCCTGCTTGATTCGTTCCTGCTGCTTTACCGGATCCGTTACATGCTCTTCTTTAAAGATATTTGCCCAATAATCCTTATGGATCTCTACCTGGTATTTGATAGATGCATGATTACGCAACATCGATTTTTTACCTACACCTATCAACCGTTTGATAGTATACCAATCACCACGAAAAATTGAAGTATAATATGGAATCGGGTAATATTGGCATCCTGCAGTAGGGAAACGAACTAAAATCGCAAACTTGCGCTCTTTGGTGCAGATACGAGTTTTACCGTCATCACCCGGAACTCGCCCCAAAAGTACCTCAAGATCTCCCAGCGGATCATGCTCGTCAAGAAGTGTAAGAACCTCAACATTACTTTCATTTGGTTGTTGACTATTGCGCCAATTAGCATAAAAGACATGATTAATGCGTCCGGAAGAATCAGCCTTTTCAAAACGGCAAAAGCAAGCCTCTTTGTGTCGAAGCTTCACGATCTGTTTGCCGTCATTGCTCAAGATGATTACCGATACACAGAAAAAGAAATATTTCATATCTGTAGATTGCTCCAACATAAACGAATGAATCGCGTTATGCATGATCCACGACTTTATCTCTTTGTCCGTCGTCGGCTTTTCAGTGGCATAATCCATATATTTAGGTCCGCTTGCATAGCAAGTAAGTACATTAAACAGTTTGTTTTGGCTCATCACTTCATCGCCACCAATTTTTTCTATCAAGTCATAAGGCAGTTGATTATCCGAACCAAACGGCATATACTGATACTTATGTGGCCCGGATAAGACCGAAGCTGTTATATTGTCTTCGTCATATATTCCGGTTGTATCTTCAACCGTCTCTACAGCCGCTGCTAATTTAGAACCTGCAAGCTGAAAGATTTCAGGTTTAAACTCTGATACGGCCATAGCCGAATTTATTTTTGTCGTCATAAGAAAATCTCCATTCCGTTAATATTGAACAATGTTATATCTCTGAACTCCCGAATCAATCCTGAATTAGGTAATCGGACTCGATGCCTTCCACCACGCCAATGTGACCCCATACAAGTAGCTCCCTTATACTCAAGTATATCTCCTGTGGACATTTTCCACAAACGAAGATTACAGGGACGCCCGGTCTCTAGTAATCGAAGTGCATCATACATTTGTATAACCTTTATCATAACTATTCAAATGTTTGATCAAACGTATTATCAAAGACACGTCCGGCACGTGGAAGCTGCAAGATGTTATGGTTGCGTTGTGCATACTGATATGAAAAGGTGAAGGATGGAACATGATCAAAATCGTTTGTCTGCTCATCCTTGCTGTCAGTAATCGTAATTTCTTTACCGACAACTAATCCATTAAGAAGATAAATTTCTTTAGACCGAAACAAATCATGCGCCCATTGCGCCATATCAATTGTAAGCGGCCCCGTGTTAGCCTTAAATATCCGTTTTTCTTCGATATCATAATTACGGAACATGCCACTACGATATGCCGAGGAACGTGTATACTCCGGGGCTAACGTGTGCGTACCGGTACAATACAAAGTTTCCTGGCAACCAAAAGAATTGCTGAACAATAGACAAGGTGCAGCATCCATAGCTTCTACGACTTTGAACGTCTGCGAACGGGCATCCGCTTTAATTGTATACTCTACAAGTTTTTTATCCTTTACCTCAAAAAGTTCCGAAGAGACATCAACCGTAAGAACCCTGTTTAAATCAGTCAACGAACTTAGCTTAACGGTTGATGTGGTCATTTGATAGGATGCATCAAAATACTTAGCACTAGCCACCACATCCGTAGCAGCAGTAATGATAAGGTGCACCACTTCTTTGCGACCGATAGAGGTTTCTTTATCCCCTATAAGTGTAGACAAAAAATAACTGCCATTGAAAGTTTTGGCAGGTAACCAACATTCGGCCGTACAGAGTTGGACGCTGAATGTTTTAGCAATTGGAGTATCGCCATCATCCAAAACATAACTAAATGGCTCAATCAGATTGCTCCACAGATGCGGAGACACAAGTTCATCAAGCTGAAGGATTGTAATTACACCTTTGTCGTCAGGGACATAGGTTTCACTCAAAATAGTTTCATCGCCACATTTCAATGTGAACTTAGCAGATGATTTATTCGTGGAGAATTGCAGCTTCTGCAACTCACTACTGAAATTATAATCGGATACGTCTTTTATTACAGATATAGCCATGATTCATTTGATTTTTGTTCAAATCTAAATGAATCATGGCTATGATAAAAAGACAGGAGCGTATTATATCACGACATCACGCCCTCTAAATATATTCGAATAAGCTTATTCGGGTTTAATTAACTAATGCGGGTAACCATCAATGCAAATGCAGATAGAATACCCGGCATTCCGCATTGTAGTTAAAATCTAATCTTTTCCGATCTCTGCAATATCAGACGAAGCATCTTAAATGTACAATGAAGATCACGATCTAACTTATCATTGTCACTATCTTGAAGAAGCTTTTATGAATTGGTAAAATATTCTAGAGAGAAATTAATAAAGAAATATTTCTTGGACAAAAATTGAAACATCATTTTCATTAATCAAAAAAAGTCGTTTATGATTATTTACCATAGACAATAATACTTTTCGTGATGGAAAATCATATCGATGATTGCCGTAAGAGAGAAAAAAATAGTCACATCTAGTATTAATTTTATATATATCATCTGAAAAGCTTGCTTTAGAACCATGATGCGGTACTTGAATCAGCCCTATATGGTTACATGAGAAACCTAATTTACCTGTAATATCATCTATTATATTCTTTTGATTTAAGCCAATATCGCCACAGTACAGGCAAGCTTCATCCATGGAGAAATAACAATGACCATAAAAAGCAAGAACGAACGTTCTTAAAGCAATATAAAGACCCGAAAAGATTATCATTGACGCATTATTTGAACTATTAGTTTCACATACTTTTTTGTATATATTGTTAATGTTTTTGCTAAGGTTAATAATTGCTTCTATATTCGGACTGTTAATAAACTCATTTATTTCCTTATTCTCTAATTTATTGAGTTCATTTCTTAAAGATTCTTCTCTTTGTTTTTCACAATAATTGAAAGGGATATAGAACCAAAAAGCTTTAGATATACGATTTGAAATAGATATTGCCTGATTGTTTTTAATGGTCGTTTCATCAAGGTGATTCTCATTACTTTCATCTACATTTATGTCAATTGATTCATTTCTGTTACTCTGCCCATTCGAATCGGAACTAACTTTAATTATTCGTGTCTGATCTCCAAAAAAAGATTGAGGATTACGTATTAAAGCAAGACAATCTTCATCACCAATGTTTTTCAAAATATAAATAAATTTATCTTTTGAATTTATCAATGGAATAATAACATTCTTAAACTTAAAATTTTGATCTTTCATATATTTGATACCATTTATATGATCGTTATCAAAATGAGAAATAAATAAAATATCTACGACTTTTCTTTCAGAAGAAAATGAATCTATTTCATTTCTTAACGATAAACGATTTGATGATGATCCACAATCATAAATAACATTACAGATATTCCTATCCATATAGAAAAAACTTTCAGAATAAAATGATCCCTGTCCAACAGGATGAACGACACGCTTAAGATTTATCATATATATTAAATTTAAATCAATGCAAACAATATTACAAGAACCTTGCCAATAGCTATTATAACAAAAAAAATAAAGGTCCCTTCATTTACAAAAAAGGACCTATATCGTAAGTATCTTGCCTTACTTTTGACGTTATCAGGTATTAGCACTACTATTGGATTATATCCTGCCCCTCATAACATTCTTGTCAGTCTTATTCTGCAATGAACGTCTAGCATTTTCAATCTCATATTTATCTTGCAAACCTAGCCATATATCAGCAGGAGTTCCAAAAACACTTTCCAACTTAATTGCGATTCCAGCAGTAATATTACGCTTACCATTTATGATCGCATTTAAATTAGATGCAGGCATTTCCATTTTCCGGGCAAGTTCTATTTGCTTAAGCCCCAAGCTTTTCATATCGTCATCAATGTATTCTCCTACATGAAAAGAACGATACGGAAGCATTTGATTTGTCAATTTAATTGCCATAATGATTACTGATTTTAATTAACTTTAAACCTAAAATAGAGTTTCCATCTTCATTCATGCACTCTTTAATGTGCAATCTGTACTTATCATTACATCTCACTGAATAAAAATCCGCATTTTTTATTTTCTCGTAATGCAACCCTTTATCTCTCCATACATCATTTATTGTTTTATATAATTGAAGCTTATTTACTGCTTTTACATAACCTTTTACTACAGTATCAGGTAATTTAGAGTACTTAGGATTTTGCTTTTTCCCATTTACGTACAACTCATATAATGCATCATCTTCAAATTCTATCTCCATATTTTAGAATTTTACACTGCAAAGATATAGATAAAATTATCAATTCTGATAATTTCCCTATATTTTTTATCCTAAAAAACATTCTTTAGCAATATTATATTGTCTTTATAAGAAAAATCCAGTGAATTTTTCCTGCTGCGTGCCGAACGCAAAAACAACGAATACCGCTTTACCCGCCGAGCCTGCAAGGCTTGGCGGGCGCGTGCAAATAAGCCCCTACCTTGAGATAGGAGCTTCAAGTGCTTTACAATAGACTAGATTCGCCCTTCATCCGAATAACTATAATACGAGTCACCTGTAATTATGATGTGGTCTATAAGGCGTATATTCATGATTTGCGCAGCCTCTTTCAATTTCAAAGTAACCGCATCATCTGCATGGCTTGGTCTCTTATTGCCTGACGGGTGATTGTGGCAAACTGCGATTGCAGAAGCTCTGTTCAAAATGGCTTCTCTTAAAATCAATCGGATATCGAAACTTGTTTCGCTGATTCCTCCTGTTGAAAGATGTATGTTCTTTACTATCTTATTTGCTTGGTTCAAAATAAGTACATGACATTCCTCAACGTCTTTACATTCAAGATGTTTGTAAACGTTATATATATCGACTGAGGAATATATTTGATGTTTCTCGGCTTTTCTTCTAATAAAATCAAGGTACATTTTTACACTTAACATCGCAAACTCTTTTTTACCTTTTGAAAAGCCGTTAAATATTTCTTCGTAAGATGTTGCATTGTAATATGCTTCAGATTCTTTTGCTGTCATAATTAATCATTGTTTTTTATTCTGGAACTTGAAGCCCGAAGGGTGTTAGCCTTTTTCTCTCTATATCCCTGTCGGAGCTTTTTTTTTCATTCCGTCGCTTTCGCTCTTGGTATGTTTCGCCTTTTATGCAGCATTAAAAGGTTGTTTCATTCGTGTAAAGACAAGTTTTTTGAACTAAATACTACCGTAGGTGGAGATTTCGGGCAAAACGAAGCATGAACTTGACGCACGAATGAAACGATATACCTTTGCTGCAGAAAAGTCGATAACATGCCGCGAAAACGAAGGTGAAAAAAAATGGCGACGACAGGAAAAAGATATAGAGTTAGAAACTCGCGCAACGTGCGTCAAACAACGGTTATCAGCCCGGAACTCCCCTGTTTTAGCCCGAAAAATTCCGATTTTCCGGAGATAAAATAGATTTCGGGCTGATATTCATTCGTTTAGATCCTAATATCCGCACAAAGAGTGCGGATGTCACGGAGTTGACCCCCCACCGCCCTATCCAAAAAAGTAATTACCGACCTCGATTTTAGGCGGAATATGTTAACATATTTAACATTTACAGGGCGGTACCCTGCAACTAAGCACAAAAAATACCGCACCGATATTCCTATCAGCACGGTAATTACCTTCTTACTATCCTCAAAAATGCTAGAAAGACGATGGAACCCACACACCGAATGCCGTCTGTGGGAACTTCTCACAACCGATGCACAGGGTATCAAAAGCATCTGAGCCATCTGTTCGTCCCTCAAGCTTATTATCTTCTGTCTCTGCCAGCTTCTCACCCCTCTTGTCTTTCTTACCATTATAAACGCCGGCACTCTGCACACTGATCAACAAGTCCTCATTATTCTGCTCATTGAACATCGGAGTAAGGTTGCTTCTATGCTCAAACATACGGTTGATAAGAAGATACTTCTCCATGTGAGCCATAGGATGACCGACATAGACAGGCGTAACCATCCAACCTCTTTGCTCAAACTCATGCTCGATGACATAAGCAAAGTCTTCTTTGTTCACTGCGTAGTTACTGCCAAGTGCTGTGCTATCATAATAGAAGATAACCTCTTTGTCTTTATGATGGCGATAATACTTGCAGAAGTCATCAACCAACTCAGGCAACTTGCGCTCATACTTCACATAGAAACTCTTTAACACACGAAGGTCTCGATCATGAGGTTGACCGACTATCATCCAATTGATATTGGCATTGTAATCAAAAGCGATACACAAAGGAGCATTGGAGTCGACATCGGCATCCATTAGGCACGATTCATCTTGCAACCGATCGAACTTATACTCCAACGAATCTACATAAGTAAAGTTTGTGGCCGAATACTTATGATGGGGACGCATGGACGAATAGAAACCGTCCAACGTTATACCGATACGTTTACACAAAATAGCCGTTTGGAATGTAAGTGGAGGTAGATCCCTCTTCATTTGATTAACCCAGGCTTCACCCAACACCTGCATATTCCATATACTACTATACTCTTTGTAAAGTAAACAAACAGCACGCATTCTACATAAGTCTCGTGACAAAGTACGCAAATAAGAATGAAGATAATCGGGAACCGGCTGCCCTTGAACCTGAAGCTCACGTATGCGTTGCTTAGTCTTCCAAACCTCAAAGACACACCCTTGTATCGTCTTTACCAATTCAGGATCGCATTTCTTCTTATACTCCATGAACCACGAACCTTTTTTCGTTACAGGCATATCACTTGTGATAAGCATGCCATGATGAAAAAAGTGGTTTCCAAAATACTGCTTATTGCCTCGATTGGCCGGAAGAGTTTCATCCTTTAGCTGCTCAAAGTTTATGAACTTAGCTTCATCAATATCCAACGCATCATACGAGTGAGAGTTACTCGTACCCGTTCTATCCTGGCTGATAATATAACCGATAGAGCCATTATAGAAAGAAATAATATTCTCATAATTATCAGGCTCAAAGATGGGCTTACCCCAACCCCACGATTTAGGAGGCTTGATGCCAACGACCCAATGCACCCCACGACGATATCCCCAATTTTCCCAATGTATCAACATAGACGGAAGCGTGTTCGTCAAAACACGCTTACAATTGGCACCTACAAATCCGGTAATACTACCAGGCATACGTTGAAAGTTGCGAAGATTCCATGCTGCATGAATCAATCCTTTGCCAATTCCACGCCCACCGACAACCACATTATCCTTTGCACTAGTAAACATTATTTCCTGTTGCGGATCATTCAGGTACTGTTTCATCTTTCTTAGGTTTAAATATATCCTCTTCGTTAAACTCTACATTTTCATATTCAATATCTTGGATATCGTCGCTCCAATATTGATTTATCTTATTCTTAATCTTATCACGAAGATTAGGAATAGCCTTAATTCCCAAGACAGACGGATCATCAGTAGGCTCGAACGGTTGCATAACAATCTTATCATAACCTTTGTCTTGAATATCTTCTTTATCACATTGCGTGTATTTGCCATAATAGTTTGCGCATTGAGCCATTGCCCTGGCGTCGTTTATCTTTCTAGCTTTGTCAAAAGATTCGTCCAACATCTGCTTTACATGGAATCGATCGTAATCTTTGGTCGTTTTATTAAAATCACCCAACAAACGTTTGATGATCCGAACATCTTCATAAGCTGCCGATTTCCCAATTCCGTAACGTTCTTCAAGTGCAACGACAATTTCCAAATCTTTCATGCGAGGGAACTGCAGCCAAGTATTATACATATCACGCAAGCGCAACAGGCGTTTCTGTATAATCTCAGGAACGCCTGCTTCAGTCATCTTATCTACATCTGCGAAAAGATACTGTTGGATTGTGTCTATAGTTGCTGGTACCGGCATAGTCTAAAGATCTTCATCGGAATCCATTTCAAGTAAATAGCTGTGTGCATGCTCAACGGCTAACGGACTTCCAATCTTTGCCAACTCTATTTCTTGCTGCCTAAGCCGATGGGCTGTCTCTACCTTTGCCCGATAATAGGCTTTTGAAACCGTAGTTTGTCGCTGACGTATATCAGTCTTAAGCTGATATACGTCAACATCCAATACAGTGGCTATATCACCGATCGGAGTAAAGCAAGCTGCCATCTCACTCAATTTATCTATCTGCTCTTGTGAATAATCCATCTAACTTTATTGACTTATTTAACACGATGTCAGAATATTGTGACATCAATCTTTTAAAAATCATACGATCTGTCGTAATTATCCCGGACTCGGTTCTATTACCGCGTGTCTGGTTTTGGCTTGTACAAATCGAGACACTCCATTTTTCATTTTGAATGAGTATCACCTTGCTGTGATTCTCAGAAAGATAGACATCCTCAAAGACGTTATGAATAAACGAATACAAACGAGCGGTTTTCTGTGTGGCTTTTAAATCTGCCAGCATAACAGCCGTATGAATCAATCCGGATTCTTTAATACGATAAATGCGCCTTAGAAATTCTTCGGAAGTGGAAAATGTGGATATGTATATATCCGCTTTTCCCGTTTCCAATAGAATTTTTTCTATTATATCGAATATTTGAATACGATTGTCAAGATACGCCTGTAACGGCGCATCCGACAACGGCTTCAATAATTCGTTAACCAGCTTATTCTGCTGCTTGATCCTCATGGTTCTCTAATTCAGGAGATGTCTTCACTCCTAAAACCGTCAATTCAGCAATCTGAGTTGCATCGATGGAATTACCAATACCAACCAAATAATCAAAACGTTCCTGGACTTTAGCCAATAATGTTGCATAAGCTGCTGCATCAGAATCTTTCAAACCAGCCAACTTTGCCTTATTGACAGAAAGATACTTACGTGCAGCACTAACCTTTTTAGCCACTTCAGCAGGATCGGTAACTACGTCCTCAAAATCTTCGCCATCGTATGGTTGTGGAATATTCGCATCATAGCCGTCATATAATCTAAAATTGTCACGATAAGTTTCATCAAGCTCTTTTAGCTGCTTCAAGAACTCATATCTATCACACGCAGGAGCATTCTCCATTGCTTTAAGTTGATTGTATAACTCTTTGATTTTGAAATAAATAGACTTAGAGTTATCCCACAATGCTTGAACATTGGCAGGGAGTGAATCGTGATCTGCACGTTTACCCTTGGCTACTTTAGCTTCTGTTGAAACATCATCATCAGAATCTATGACCAACGCCTCATTAAGAAGCTGTTGAACAGCCGGAGTAACAAGCGCATCCAACTTAATGACACCATCAGCTGTTTGTTTATCCAAGCGCATGCGTTGATACTTTGTTAATTCATAAAGGATCTTGTCTGCAAAAGCCTCCGGTTTACGAATCATATTTTGAAATAAAATACGATTATGAGTTAACTTCAGTACGATAGTCGCACCCTCTACAAGATTGCGATCCGCAGGAGCACTATCTAAATATTGTTGAATTGAATCTGTTAATTTTTGATCCATCTTTTTTTTGAATTAGTTGATTAAATAAAACAGTGGCATAGCAATGCTATACCACCAAAGAAAAAGTATTTAAAGTTACTTATCAAACTTTACCTCCATCGGAATCGCCGCCTGTTGAGCTGCTACTTGTAGTACCTCCACCTGTGCTAGCAGGAGGCTCAACATAAGCAGAACCATCAACCCCACTGATATTGCCATCTTCTGTTTCAATCTTTCCGGGATAGAATGGTGCCGGACATCTATCCGTAGCATCAACTTCTATAGTTGTACCGGCATCACCAGTAGGCCCTTCACCTGATTTTTGCGATACCTTTGTCTCTGTATCATAAAGCTCACATCCGATAACACGGAACTTGCCATTTGCCTGTTGAGCCAAATAAATCAAGTTATCCGTATTTGCCTGTCGTGCAAAGCCTGTAGCATCTTCATCCTTGCCAGGATGAGAAACATTCAACTTATTGATAGTCGTTTTATACGGCAATGTACCTTGGCTTTCAGATGTAACATTATCTTTAGCTGTCAAGCCATCAATAGCATGCCACTTTACATCAGCTGCTAAAGTAAAATTACCGACATAAGTACTCATTGCTGCCATTGATGCTGCCTTATCAGCATCCGGTAATTTCGGCCATATAAGAATTTTAGATTTCTCTACGAAATAAACACGTCTACGCAAGCCGGACAAATAAGTCTGTCCGCTGCATGACGGTAATGATCCATATAATGCCTTTGTAGCACATGCTGTACTGCTCGGCTGCGTAGTTGTTGAATTTGCCATAATAATATCCTCCTTAAATTAAAGTTTTACCGTCTATGGTAGCCACCAATAAACGCTCTTTAGAAATTGATTCAAATTCAGCACCAAAGAACATGGTAGCAACCAATGTTAAAACAAAAGCTTCAAAACGTTCAACCTCTATCTGTTCTTCTTCGCCCGTTTGATTCACACCGATCAGCAAATTCTTTTTAGGTGTCAAATGGATATACGGTGAGTTCTTTTTATTGGAAAGAGGAACAATACTAACATTATCAAACCCTTCAACATAATATTGTTTGAATTCTTTGTTGTATGGGATGCTGCCGGTAGTCACTTTATAGTCTTCACAATAATCCCAAAACACATGTTTAGGTACAACCAACTGAGTCGGTCCATCGGTCAGCTCTTCATCTGCAGCACGACAAATCGATTTTAAAATATCGACCGCATTACTTTTGGTAATAGCTTCAATTGTCACCAAGTTGCCGGCATCAGCTGAAATATTACCTGCTGTTTGTTCCGTCGTCGTAATGGTGTCAAATCCGTTAAACAAATCTTTCGACTTATCGCCTTTGTCATTTCTGACAGCAGACCAAAGAACCTTATTCAAGTTCTTACCCAATTGGGCACAAAGATAAGCTACGACTTGTCTCGTCATGTCAGTGCCCTTCAATCCATCACCTTTTGTGATATCAGCCCCCCAAAGTGTCTGTACTATTTGATTCGGCTCAAACGTTTTTTGAACGGATCCGAAATAAGTGTACAATGTACGTGGGGTAATGGCCAAATCATCAATATCCTTACGAGAAACCGAATATGGCCCGAATTGAGCATCTCCGGATAATTCTCCTACCGTCTCCGAATATCGAATACCTGTCCTTAAAGACATAAAAGGTAGTGAAGCATCTAATGCCAGTACCGGCATCATTAATAAATCTTTGCGATACTTGCGCGCAGATTTTTGCAAATCGTCTGTTTTTACTGTTATTCCGTTAGGCATTAGAGTAAATCTTTAAAATGGTTATACATCTCTTTGGCAGAAGAAGCCGAATCAATATCGTCTTTACCACCGTCTTCTACATGGGTTGTCTCATCACCCGGTTTGTTTTGTAAATTCTCAACCTGAGTATTCAGCTCTTGAATCTTTTGATCTTTAGCGGTCACGGCATCATCTTTCGTTTTAAAAGCATCTTCGATAGCCTTAACCTGCGCTTCAGTGAGCGTGCACTTGGCGTCTTTGTCAAAATCCAATCCCTTGACATTCAGGATTGTGTTGACACCTTTGTAATCTTCTTTCATCGTGATTTTATTTTGTGCTGTGTTGTCATTTTTATTGCCGACAAGATTATCCAATTTATGCAGGATCTTATCAAGCATTCCGGAAGTTTTGTCTTCTTTTTTTGAAGGTTGTTTATAAGGAGTAAGGCCAAACGCATTCAACTTATTATTAAGCGAAACATAATCAACCTTATCATCGGATTCGTCTTCAAGAATCTCATCAACAAGTCCGATCTCTTTGGCTTCTTCTGCCGTTAGCCACTTGCCTTCTTTCAGGATATCAAGGATATCATTAACTTGTTTTTTGCACTTATCGGCATAAATACTAGCAATAACAAGATCAATCTTGTCATTCTGAAGCTTATTTTCCTTTAGCTGTTCTATCAACTCTTGTATTTGGTCTGCATTGTATTGTCCCCAGGCGTCAACCCAATTAGAACATTTATGTACAAGAAACATTGCGTACTTAGACATACAAACCTTTTTAGCCCCCATCGCAAGAATGGTGGCTGCACTTGCCGTAAAACCAAAAATATAAGCTGTTACATCACCATGATCGGCAAACTGCTGCCGAATATCAAGAGCATGGTCAACAGAACCGCCCAGCGATGAAATTTTGACGTTGACCGGCTTACCATTGAATCCAGACAAAACATTGCGCACATATCCTTTGCTATATGCCCAATCTCCAATTATGTCATCGATTGTTAGTTGATATTTATTCATATTACCTCGATTTTCAGGCAATATTACTATAGGTTCGAACTGTTTAAAAAGACTTGCAATCAGGGAATTTGAGCGATAAAGAGTTGAGAATATGTAACGGTAAGCGTATTGCCTGCCTTACCGGCCGGCTCATTAGGATAACTCTCCGAATTATTTATGACCGGATATGGTCTTTTTTCAGTACCAATCAAATAACATTCTCCACTAACGGCAGTCACCTTAAATACAAATTTCTTATTGCCGACGATGAAACGCTCCAACGTTTGTGCAACTAGCTTCAATGTATAGATACGCACCTTATTCTCAATCTTATCAGATATGTCAAGTTGAGACAAACCTTTCGTGTCTAATTGAGTAAAATCGGAATCATGCTCAACCACAACATACCTATTACCAATAAGATTAGTTTTTGTGATATGGCATGCTTCTATTACTTCTACCTTTTTAATATGTTTTATTTCCATAACCAATGTTCGGAGTTGTTCGGGGCTGTACGAAATCAGCACTCTCATCCCCACGTTTTCTTGTTAAAGTATTTAAAAATATGCCTTTCTTCCCATAGGCCTTACGAATACGGTAATATTTTTGACGAACTGTTTCGGTATAGTCGTCATCAATTCCGTGCATCTCACACCAGGCAGCAATGACTTTATTAAGTCCGACAGAACCATCAAACATATCTCCAAGTTCCGCCCACATATTACGACGAAACAAATCTTCTATCGCTTCAATGAGCGCATCTTTAGCTTTAGGACCGAAATAATTATAAACAACGGGATTCTTCGCTTTTGAATCGGGAATAACTATTCCGGTTAACCCCGGAGCAAAAGTTTCAGGCCCTTTGTCTTGAGGACATTTTTGTAAAAAACGCCGAATGATTGCATTTTCATTTGATTGAACCGGAAAGCGGACAGGATCACCAAGAGAATTAGTGAGCCATTGTGCTAAATAGGTTTCGAGTTTAAGATAGAGTATAAAATTATTCATACATAATTGATTTTCAGTACAAATATAGTATTTATGTTTGATTTTAAACAAAATCAGTCATATAAAACCTTACAGAGCGAACATGTTTTTTGCCACTTACAAGCACTACATTCACTACATATTATCTATTATACTGAAAAAGAGTATATTAATTAATTTTACACCTTAAAGAATTGATACTACATTTGTAGTTTTTGTAAGAAATTGTAGTTTTTGAGAGATGGAATAAAATTAGTGAACTGCGTGATAAATAGGTTTTTAGTTTAATCTAGAGCATAAATATATTCATATCTGTTTGATAAAAATCAGAAATCAGTCATATAAAAATTGTAGATAGAACATGTATTTTGCCTCCTACAAGCACTACATTCACTACATTTTATCTATCATATTGAAAATGAGTAATTTAATTGATTCTATACCTTAAAGAATTGATACTACATCTGTAGTTTTTGTAAGAGATTGTAGTTTTTGAGAGATCAAACAAAAAATTGTAGTAGAATGTAGTACCAATGTAGTCTATCATTTTCCTTATTAACTATCTCATTTTCTAGAATGTAGATAATGTAGTGAATGTAGTTAAAAAAAAGCTTACGTGAGAGAAAGAAAATATAACACAAACACATATATAACTTCTATACAAGAATAGCCGAACTTCACAGCCCAGCTATTCAAATAATAAAATGATTAATGAATGTTCAAGCACTAGAAAGGTAGGCTCTCCGGTGTTTTATTATTTATACTTTCTTCTTCATCTACTATATCTTCAGTACTTACCTCAAGTGCTATATCAAACTGTTCCTTGAGCATTTCATAGTCAAAACACAGAGGTGCTCTAACAACCGTAGCCTTATTATATTTAGTTTGCCCCAACTGATCTGTTTCGCCAATAGACACTTCTTGCCCCTTTTGTATACATTTAAATCTAACCGATGGCATCTTGCCTAAATAAGCATTGTTATTCATCAAGTAATATTTTAAAGACTCCGTAGGTAGAATGTTATCGCCAATCTGCTTGCCAAATTTCTTATACAACATAAAAATTCTATTAGGAAGTATACGGAGTATTTGTCTCGCCTGGCTGAAGATTACTTCATCTTTAATCTTATCCGTCTTTATTTTAGCCATATAATCTATACGAAAATCCGCATTAGTATATATCTCTCCATCTTGAAACAAATAGCTTACGACTCTCCAGAAATTACCCAGTTCATTGTTACTTTTACACTCACCATTTTGAGTTTTGATGCCCTTAACAACAATCTTTAAAAGTTCCGGATAAGTAAAAGGCATGTCAATAGATTGATCCAACGTCCTAAATGAAGCTAAGGGTATAACCCAATTCTGCTGTATGCGATCTTCAATGCGCTCTCCTGAAAGAGCATTATTTAAATCATCCATACATCCTTTGTAATTATTATAAAATGATGCCTCCATTATAGGGCGTAATCGCAATAATTTTAATACTAAATGTGAAAGTCCCATTTTACGAATATCACGAAGCTCATTAAATCGCTTCTTCTCTTCTATTGAGAAATCCGTTTTGTTAAATGTCAAATAAATTAATCTCGAGAATAATGCAATATCAATTGTCGGCATCTCCTGCCCGGACATAACTACTCCGCAATCCACAGACGTAATCTCACGTTTCTTATCCAAATCCATATTCATACGAGAACGTCCGGCACCATCCCACAAGCCTTTCAAGAACTCTCTCTTATCCATATCAATCGTATTTTTGTATTCGTCAATATGCACAAGAGCATTTGCACATTGTGCAACAAGATCTGCCATAGAGGCAATTGTCGAGTTTTGGATGTTCGGAGGAGTATTGCCAATAATAAAAAAACTCATTAATGAATGACCAAGTTCTGATTTACCGGAACCTTTAGGACCAAACAAATCTAAGATCGGAAAACTTTTAGTATAACTCACAATGATATCACGAAATAAAGTGGCCAACAAAAAACACAAACCGATCTTAGCATTATCACCAAAAACTCCGATCAACTTCTCGGCATAATCGTTCAAGCTGATATTTGAATAATTGAGATGCACAAACTTACGTTCAAACTGAAATAGTTTCACATCATCTTTATAGATTTTGGACTGTGCCGGCAAATAAAAATTGCCTCCTTTTAGACGAACAATACCATATTCATCAACCTGGTGCCAATCCGTATCATAGACGCCATTACCAAACGCAAAGAAGCCTTTGCGTTGCCAACCAAGTTGTTTCACTTCAACCGCTGTTTCAGTCTGTTCATACAAATAGAGTTTTAGTTTGGTCAATTCTCTATCAGTGGCCAACCACACATAATTGCCTAACCCTTCAATCTTCTGTTTGAATTTAGAAAGAGAAACAAGATCCTCCTGCTTCATTTCAACAATTTCTTTTTGATTGCTTTGATTCTTGATTTTATACAAGCGTTTGGGCAAAATCGAATCTTTAATATGAAACAACGGCTTCATGGTAAAGTTACTCCAGGCAAATTCATCACCATCTTTCGTCATGCTGCAGTAAGCTCCGTTATTCTCATAAAATCCATATTTGCTATAATCATTCCGATCAATCTTCTTGCTCTCTTCCATTACGGCATCAGCATGTTTTTTGCGCTTTGCCCGGCGCATTGCTGAAGACCATGTCGACTTGCTGGCATAATTGCTCAAGTCATTCAGATACATTTCTTCTTTTACATCATCATTGAGGGCACTTATCATCGCACATATTTCATTCATTACGTTGATTTTGTCCTCATTTGTGTCCGCATCCATAAAGCGATATCGGGCGAACCAATTTATAAAGTCTTCTTCTTTGAGTGATTCGAATTTGTGGATATCCGAGCAATAGCTTCCAGGATCCTGCTTCGTATTACCTTTGCCTATAGGAATCTCACGAACCGAAACAAAGCAGCCTTGATTTAAAGCAATACATCCATTTTTCATCACAGCTTTAATCCCGGTACCATACTTTTCATTGCCTTTAATACTATCGGCATCAGGAATAAAACAGATCTTTTGGGCATATTTTTTTATACTTTCAAACTGTTCTTTAGTCCAAGCGGATCCAAGCGAAGCAATCGAGTTATTCACTCCAATCTTTTGCAACGACATCACATCCGGAGCACCTTCAACACAATAAAATTTGCCGGATCTCGCTGCCTCACGAACTGCCAAGTCTATGCCAAATATAGTTTTTGACTTAGAATATACCTGGCTTTCGCTTGAATTCATATACTTAGCCACATCATCTACACCGCTAATATCCCTTGCAGTAAATGCTATCACACGGTGATACCTGTCACGTATCGGAATAATAATTCTATCACGATAAAAGTCATATACAGAATGAGTCTTTTTATTATCCTTCAGCAAACCAAGCTCCTTCATCAGTTCAATACTCAACCCTTTACGTACAGCATAATCATATAGACCGGTCCATCCTTTACCGGCATAACCTATCCCCATCTCCTGAACGTAGTCGCTTCCCCATCGTTCTTCTGCATATATCTTAGCTTGTGCCGCCTCTTTAGTTTCATAAGTTTCAGCATAAAATTTTTGGCACTCCTCGTTGATAATGAGCATCGACTCATATTTTTGCCGGCGATTTATTTCGTCGGGAGTAAGCGACTCCTCTTCAACCTCAATGCCATACTTACAAGCCAACCATTTAATTGCTTCAGGAAAACTAAAACCCTCATGCCTCATTAAAAAAGATATCGCATTGCCTCCTGTGGCGCACGCTCCAAAACAGTGCCAGGTATTACGTGCAGGATCAACCTTAAAACTTGGCGTTTTCTCTTGATGGAATGGGCAACAAGCTACAAATAGCCTACCTTTTTTCTGCAGTTGTACAAAGCCACTTATTACATCTACAATATCCGTCCTATCAAGGACTTGCTCTATCACTTGTTCATTAATCATTTCGTTCTTCTTATCTTAGTTTATAAAGCCAAAGCACAAAGTATTCCAAATATCAAGCAAATCGACCACGCTATAATTAATTTATTTAACGCCTTCATCGTATCTAATTAATCAAAGAGTGTTGGATCATTGTCTAATCGTTCCTTTCTCAATTGCTCTATTCGCTTTCTCGTCTCATTTATATTTTTATTTATCTGATCCCTTTGCTGGTTGTAATTAGCAAGCTCTTCAAGTAATGCAATTTCAATCTTGTTCTGCTCAATTACTTTTTTTTGTTGCCCTGTAAAATAGTCATACAAAGCATCGTAACATAAGTGCTTATATTTTAAAACAGATTCTCTTGCTTCCGGAACAACATTGGACGGATTTATAGTAAATAACCATCCAAATATATAGCGAACGGAGAGACAGCACATTTCTCTATTTTTTCCATCAGCTCCAACTGTGGTCCTGACGGCTACAGTTGATGAGAGTATTTCGTCCTCTTTTATCTTTTTTAATTGACTTGAATAACCAATACCTAAAGCCTGACACATAGGTTTGATGGGGATCAGCTGTTCGTCACTTGTAGAAACGATATCCACATTATTCACTCTTACTAAAACTTTTGTATCCATAACTTTAAAATTCATTTTGTTTATAATCCGGGTGTAAACGAATATATTCTTTTACTATACCAATCTCTTTGTCTATCTCTTTTTCAAGAACCATTACTGTTCTCAAATCATTAATATTTCTGCTTTTGTAATAGCTCCTTTGTGCTTCACGCATTTCAGCGACCTTGCTAAAAAACTGTTTTGACGTCATGTTCGATAGATTTATACCAGGATACGATTTGTCCTATCGTCCGGACCTTCAATCTTATCTTGATGTTATTAATATGATTATACACCGTACGAAGTGAAATACTGTTATCAGATGCTATCTCTTCAGGAGTTTTTGTACACAATAGCATAGCAATTTCTGTTTCACGATCCGAGAGTTTGGTTTTCATCTTCGGATTACACAACATATATTCAAATTTACATTCACCACGAAGTGGGCAAGGTACTTGTTCAAAATGCCATGAACCAAAAGAATCTATGTCAAGCTGCTGAGTATCATACGCTCCAAAATTGCAACGAACAAAACGATGTATCATTAAATACTCGTAATATCGTTTATTCATGCTTGATTTTGAATAAATCTCACTTAAACATTTGAAAGCATCCGGCCACAATTCATTTATGACTGACAACATATTCTCTATAATGTCCGTATGAGATTCATTTAAGATGAACATTGCTTGGTCTACCTGCTTACAAGCGACATCACCACCCGGAGTATTATAAAACTCAATATTAGTCAGCATTTTGTATCATTTTTTCGATTGCTTCGCGCTCTAGCTTACTCCAATTGTCATGTGACAATTTGTAAAAAACAGTTGGATAGCAGATATCACATCTATCCATAACCTCTTTTATGAATTGAGACTTTTCGCTTCTCTTCAAACCTTTGTAATGAGTATTTATACTCACTTTTTCATTTTTTATCATCATTATAATGCCTGATTTAATTATTATTACTAATTTTAATGGCAAAACTAATATATGTTTTCATAAAATCAAACTTATATGTTTGATTTATTAAGTTAAATATTAATAAATACTTGATTGATATGTATAATGGAATGATTATCAAACAATTACTAAAAGAAAGAAATTTGAAGACTTCTGACCTTTTAGGTGCAATCGGATCACAAAAAGCAAATTCGCTTACTCAACTAACGCACGGTAATCCAACTGTTGTAAGAATTGAAAAAGTAGCAGATTTCTTTAGTTGTTCTATGGATGTATTTTTTGAAAGAAGCGTAGTTTTCACACCCTATATGGGAAGTGTAATCGGTAATGGTAACTCAGTTGGTAATATAAATTCAGGTAGAGAGCGTGAGCTCATGACTCAAGTAGACTCTATGAAAATGCTACTTGACGAAAAGGATAAACGTATTAAAGCTTTAGAAGAAATGATAGATTTGCTAAAGAAAAAATAA